CTTACAATGAGAGCAGAATACTACCGTGAATGGCGTGCAAAGAAGCGTGCAAAAGCCGCTGAAGTCAGCACCGAGGCCGACCACATTAAGGCAGATTTGAAGGCTGCGCTCGAGGCGAACACAGCCGTTCAAAAGACGCTTGCAAGCCGCGATGAGACTATTCGTCATCTTGAGAAGATGGTCGAGCGGCTCTCGGCAGACCAATCCGCTCGCCTTGAGCGAATCGAGACCGCATTGCAGGCAATGCTGGCGGTGCCTCTGGCTGCGGCTCCTCATCAGGCTCCATCTCATCCTGTGGATCTGGCTGATCAAAAGCCTGCGCCCCCGTGGATGAGAAGGTAGCCCCCCATGCGGCTCGGCCGGCCTTGCCTACGCAGGTGCCGGTCTCCGCGTCGAAGACGTACTCGTTCCAGTCCGGAAGGGACGAGTACGCTCCAGCTTGGATGGTGGCACCGGTTTCATCCCCCGCCAGCACACCGCCTGGGACATCAAGGTAGCTCTTCGACTTGGAGCCTTTGACCGCGCAGGAGACGATGAGCTCCTTCTGCAATCCCTCCTCGATGAGGTGTCCGAACTCGCTCGCGCCAACTGCACGCAGCACCGGTGGAAGTTCTGACCGGCGCTTGTATAGTCCGTTGGCTGCATTTTTGTTCCCCAGCGTGTACGGGTGCAGGTTCCCTGCTGCCTCCCGCACGGCCAAGACGAGCCATGCAAGGCGCTCGGTCACGTTGATGGCGCTGTAGACGTCCAGCTTGGTGACGTCCTGAAGCAGTCCGTTGGCGTCCCGAAGCAGGGTACGCTCGCCGCGCATGAGGCCCGAGATATTCGCCTTGAGCACCCCGAACCGGTAACAGGAGTCCACACGCGGTGCGAGGCCCATGCCTTTCATTCGGCGCTCGTAATCGGTGGCGTGCCAGAACCCCAAGTTGATGCGGAAGTACGACGGTATGGCGCTGCTGCCACGGATCGAGTTCTTCATGTCCTTGAGCGTGCGGATGGGCTCGGCCCCAGGCTTGCGGATGTGGTGCGTTATCATAAGCGCCGCCCGAAGCTCCCCGCACACGCGCCCTGCCTCGCGCATCATTTCCGCAACAGCCAGCGCGTTGTTCTCGTCCCCATGGGAGACCGCGTTGAATGTGTCTACACACACAAGGCAGAGGTCAGGCACTCGCTTAAGCTCAGTGATGACAGCCTCCCACTTGGAAGAAGCCACCGGTGCCCCGCTCTTGGGGTCGCGCTCAACAAGCGGGAACGCCCCGCCAACCGCTGAGAGCGGTATCACGACAAGCCGCCGGCCGGCCTTGGCGATAAGCCCGCCTTGGTCAATCTCAAGGATACGCCGGTGCATCTCGGTCTGGCTGTCCTCGCACAAGAGCAGAACAGCGGTACCGCCGTTGGTGATTCGCTGCCCACACCAGTCCAAATCCCCGCCGAACTCGGGATAAGCGGCCACTTTTAGCGCCAAATCCGCGATAAGACCGGTCTTACCGGCTCCTCCCTCGGCGATGAACAGATGCGGCTCGCCCTTCACGACAAGCGCCTCAACAAGGTAGGTGTGCTCTGGTTTTGGGTACTTAATCCACCGGTGCGCTTCCCATGCGGAGAACCAAGACTCCGTTGGCGAACTCTGCGGGAGCTGGCGCACGGGGGGTGGAGGCGCCACCGGTGCCTCTGGCTTGCCGTTGCGGCGGATGTCCGCATTGACGAGCCCCTGCCACTCCGAAGCAAACCGTGCGTCCGTCCACGCTGGGTGCATCCGTTGCAGCATCCATCCCCGTGTTTGCTCGCGTGCCTCGTCCATCGTGATGACGCCCCGCCGAACCATCCCGAGATTCGCTCCAGCCACCGAGTTGAACGCGTCCCACCGAGTCTCCCCGCCTGCGCCCCCCTCGAACACATCCCGCTGGAACGCCGGCTCCTGACGGAGCACGTTCCCACTGCCGACTCCAAACAGCCCAGCCTCTGGCGCCATGGCCTCGCCCGCTGGCAGCAACGTGCGCAGCCGCTCCCCCAGAGCTCCCGCGTTGTACACGCTCTCGGACTGCCACTCGATGACGGTCTGCACGGGCCTGCCCTGCTTGGCGTGGACGCTACCGGCAAGCCGAATCGGTTGGTGAGCGCGTCCATACGGGTTTGAGTCCACCCCGAGGCCCATGGCGGAGTCACCGCCTGAGACCTTGGCAAGGGCGTCCCGCATCCGGATGGCCTGCTCCACGGGCACTTCATCATCCAGCGCGTACCAGACGTGGCGTTTCGGCGTGCCTTCGTCGGTTGTTCCACCAGAGCACACGACCAGCGACGGCTCACCCAACTGCTCAGTTAGCTCGCGCATCTTGGCGTCGGTGTCCCCCGCATCGAGGTCTGCGACCAGCGAGCGCATCCGCGCCACGTTGGCGCTTGTGGCCCTCCTATCGCTCAAGATGCCTGGGACAACGAAGGTCGCCACGTTGTACTGCGCCCACCGCTCGGTGGCTGATAACACGGGGGCAAATCCCTCCTTGGCTGGCTCAACGAAGATGTCCTCACGGAAGACGCCTTCTTGCTCGGTGCCCTTCTCTCCGATACCGCGAACGCAGATGAACTCGTTCTCCTTCCAGTCTCGCTCGCCGAAAATGAGGCGAAGATGCTCTTGGGCTTGGCGTAGGTCAACCAAGCCACGACGGTCTGTCAATGGCTGCATTTTGTTTGGGGTAGTAGTCTGTCTTACTTCAGCCAGAACGGCTTTGTGGTGTTGGGTGCCTGAGTGGGAGCATCCTCCCAACAGGTGCTCTTGAACGAGCAGAACTTGCACCGAAAGTCGGTGCGGTCTTTACCAAGGCGCGGGAGTTCCTTTGGAGACTGAGCGTCAATAACTCGCACTGCGCGGTCTGACGCCTCTTGAGCGGCCAAGGCATCGTATGGCACAAGCTCAACGAGCACCTCACCGGTATCACGGTTCAGCGCCGTGAACATCCCGCCCGAGGGTATGTCGAGGTACGCGCAGTAGATTTGCATCTGCGCGTAGTACACCGGCTTGGACGCCTTTACCCCTTTGTTCTTGGTATCGTTCCAGCTTTTGTCGTTGAGCGCCTTGTTCTCCCACAATAGCGGGTACTCAACACCGGTGATGATGGGGCCTCCGGCGACAATGCCGTCGATGTGTCCACCGAGGCGTCCGTCCGCAGCTCGGAAGCCGAACTGTTTGCCGTCGCTCTTCGCGGTGAGGAGGTCGAACCCAGCGGCTCGGATATACTTCGCCATGCGGTCTTCGCCGTCGTGCCCCATGTCAAAGATGCGCAGCACCTCCGGTGAGAAGCCCGAGCCTTCGTCCTCTGGCGTGTGCTCGTACTCGTACCGAAGGCGTCTCTCGCACGCTTCTCCCCACCTAGACGCCCCGAGGTAGTCCCGCTTCTCTTGGCTCGCCTGACGCTTCAGAATGGCATCATCCAGCACCGCTGCGATAGCAGCCTGTGCCGGCTCGTTCCCGATTACTTTCCTGACCTCTGGCTTAAAGATGCTCATCGTCGTTTTTGAGTGCGTAGAAGATTCCGAACATGGCTAGAAGCAACACGGCCACATACGCGGTGACGGAGGCTTTGTCTTCTTGTTGGTAAAGTTTCACGGTGTCAGCGATCGCGATTGCCGCAAAGATGGTTGCCAGCAGTTTCATGTTTCAAGAATAGTGGCCCCTCAACACCGCTGGCTAGCCGCCATTCGGCGAGCTCGCCTTCGAGGCGTTTAATGGTGTCAGATGCGGTTTCAAGACGAGCCTTGTATTCGTCTCGCTCTTCAGCGGCCTCGCTCAAAGACCGGCAGGTGAACGCAACGCTTGGGTGCTCGCGCCACGAGACGCCGCACGATGTGCATGAGTCGCTCACGGCTGCACCTCCTCACATGTTGTTTCGACAAGACGAAAACGGAAACCAAACCTCTCAAGGTCTTCGCGCATCTCTTTCATAACCTTTATGCTTTCCTTTTCGTTTCTCCCATCACCCACCTCTCCCCAGTTCTCCCAAAGATCAGAATCTTCGTTCTCTCCCACATAGAAGTCTTCGGTGAATTCGATTGTGTATTTTTTGCTCACGGCTGCGCCCCCTTTGTTTTTGCTGTCGCTCACATCCACCACCCGCGTGTGAGGAGGTGGAGTTGCTGCGGTACAACCCGACATGGGCCGAATAAGGTGCGTCCAAACCTCGCTCACGGCTGCACCTCCTTCTCGCACTCAGGACACACCCAGTCTTCCCGCTTCTCATCCCACTCCATGATGCAGGAGCATTTGCACTCCCGCTCTTCAACCTCTGGCTCGTTGGTGAGCCATGAGTCATACCAGCTTGGGAGGTTCATTTTGCCTCCTTTCTGAGGCGAATGATTTCGGCCTCGATACGTTTGAATGTCGCCTCGAACGCACGCCGGTTTGGGTGCGACTGAAGCAGTGTTTCCGTCAGTGCTAGAAGCTCGGTGGCCTCTTGTTCCAGTTTGGTTTTCATTTTGTTTTGGTTGTGATGCGGACAATCTCCCGTCGAAGATACCACGCGGCCTTCTCGAGGTCTTCCCGCTGCGTTTCGTACTTGAGACCCGCTCGCCATACATACTTGATGACGTTTCCCAAGTTGAAATTGAACCACTCTGCGACCTGGATGCACTCGGTTCCAGACGGGTGCTGGTTGTAGTGCTCCGGATGATCCACGGTGCTTGTTGTCGATGAGCTCGGGGAGGATGACCTCCCGCCACAGTTTGCTGTACATACGTTGTCTTTCGGTTGGGTTTCCATAGTCCTTTAGCCAAGAATTGCTTTTTTTATGCGTGCCTCGTTGAACTTCCACGTCAGCACGCAACTGGCGCGGTAGCGTGACATCCCGAACATGGGAACATCAGCCATGTGTTGACGCTGCGAGTCAGTGGGTGGCAACTTAATCCACGACCGCGTTTTGCGCGAGTTCGCTCTGTCCCCGTTTCGCCTCAAGAAGTCGTCCGCTTGAGCCAGCGCGAGCTCCTTGGAGTTGGTGCGGGTTATGATGGTGACCGCTCCACCGGTGACGCCGCCAATCGCGTTGTACACCTCCCCCAGCTTGATGACTGCGCCCCACGCCGTCAGCGCGTTCGCCATACGCACGGCGTCGCTGTACATCGACTCCCACCGGAAAGGTGACATCTCGATGATTTGCATCTCCGACATCTCGAAGGACTCGATGGTCTCAACACCGTTGACCCGCACGGGGAAGACGTACCCGCACACGGGGCAACTCCCGACCGCTGCCGGCACCTGAATGCCGCACTCGGGGCATTTCTTCATGGGTGCCTCGCCGGTCTCGCTCTGGCGAACGAACAACCGGTCTCCCGCATCGATGTCACCGTGCGTGAGCAGCGATGCGCCGAAGTCCAGCACGATGCAATCGCTCTTAATCACGCCAGGGTATCGCTTCGCGTCGATGCACGGCCTGAGCCCTCGCCCGATCATCTGAATCATTGTGCTCTTCTGGCTGCACGGGCGCACCAGAACAACGCACCCCACACGCTGGCAGTCCCAGCCCTCCGTCAGCTTCATCACGTTGAGGAGCACCTTGATTTTGCCTTGGTCGAAGCGGCGCAGGATGGTGGCGTTGTCGTCGTCCGACATCTCGGAGTGGACGGCCTCGGCGGAGATACCGTCGTCGCGGAACGCCTCAGCCAAGTGTTGCGCGTGTTGGATGGTCGAGCAGAAGACCACGGAGGACCGGTCTGACGCCTTCTCGCGCCAGTGCCTCAGAATCTCCGAGTGAACCGCACGCTTGTCCATGATGGCCTCGACTTCGCCCATGTCGAACTCTGCACCGGTCTTCTGCACGTTCTGGAGCTGGTCGTTGAGCCCGATGTCCATGCGGAACGCACGCGGCTGAACCAAGTTCCCCGCTGCGATAAGCTCGCCCACGGTGATTTTGTCGGCCACGTTGTTAAACACCGCCGTGAGCGCCTGCTTATCGCCTCGCTCAGGAGTTGCGGTGAGCCCCAAGATGACTCCTTTCGGAGACTTCTCGCGGAACGCCTCCACAATCCTCATGTAACTGTCAGCCGCTATGTGGTGGCACTCATCACAGAAGAGCGCCGACATCCCGCTTGGCATCGTTGCCAAGTTGAGCGGCCGGCACAGCGTCTGCACCATCCCGAAGGTCGCCCCGCTGGACCACGCCTTGCGTTCCGCGTTGAACACGTCCACCTTCGCGCCGGCGTTGTACCGCTTGAAGGTCTCCTTGTTTTGAGTAACGAGCTCGTCGCGGTGTTGAATGACGAGTACCGGTGCTTTCTTCACGAACGGCGCAAGGATTGCGCTGCCCATGACCGTCTTACCTGCGCCTGTTGGCGCGATGCCTAAAGTGTTGCCGCACTTGCCGAGTGCGTCGATACAGGCGTCAACGAACTGCGCCTGCCTTGGTCGTAAAATCATAAGTGCCTTTGTTTCACTGACGCAAAAATGAAAAAGCGTCGTTGCAGGATCTCCCTGCACACCATGCGGCTAAGATTTGCCGCTGGTTTTAGCCCAAAAAAGGGGGGCGAGACAACCATTATTGCCCCGCCCCCACAACCCCAAACAAACTAGCTACTTCAACCAAGCAGGTTTCTTGCCAGCCGTCGCCGCAGGTGCGGCGGTCTTTGCTGCTGGCACCGGTGCTTTCGCCTCAGGCGCACTCTCATGCGCTTGGTTCCACAGCTTATGCCCGTTGCTGCTCGGGTTTGGTGAACCCCAGTCGCTGATGGAGTTACGGTCTGCGCGTCCGTCCTTGCCCTTGTCGATTCCGACCTTGATGACGACCTCAGCGCCATTGAGCGCCTCGATGATTTGGTTGAAATCACCGCTGTTGAACTGCTCGTATGAGGCAGGGTCTTCGTAGTTGAAGACGCCCTTGCTCTCAAGAATGCGAGTGATGGCCCCGATGCCCATCTGGCGCCACACCTCGCTGTTGTTCTCATCGAACGGGTTGCAAACCATCCCGAACACGCGCCGGTTGTTGTACTGACCCCCTTGGATGGCGAGCTCGATGGATAGGTAGTCACCACCGGTTGACTGACTGCTCTTGCGCTCCTTCACCACAAGGATGGCCTTGGCGACCGTTCCTTTTGGGATGAGTTCCATCTCTGTTGACCCGACGTTTGTTGACTGTGAATTGAACATGACTTTTGATTTTTGTTTTTAGTGTTTTGCGGTGTCGATGCGTTTACCTGCGCGAATCTTGGCGAGCACCTTCCCAAGGTCAGCGGGTTCCTGAAGCTCCAGCGTGCCAGAGCGGTCTTTTGCGGGGTATCCCCACGGGTTCTGTTGGTGGCAGACAAAGGCGCGATACTGCGACTTGTCCTCCGCCTCAAAGTTCTGGAGCGTCAGAACGAGGTCGAAGATACCAGGCAACTCGCGGCCCGTCTTCGAGCCCTCGATTTGAACGTCCCAGTACTTCCTCTTCAACTCGTCTTCCTGCTGTTCCAGAATGCCCACCAGCACCACGTTCTTGTGGCAGTGCTGAAGCTGGGTCACCCAGCGAATCATCTCGCGTCCAAGAAGCCCATAGGCTCCACGGGTGTCGGGCTTGCCGGTCTTGTCGCTGAACGCCTCGGGCTGCTGCTGGCACCATGCAAAGCACATACGGCTTGCGACGGTGATGGAGTCAACGAACAGCGTCTCGTACTGCTCATGCCCCGAGGCCGGCCCGAACGCCTTCACAACGGACTCATACGCTGCTTTGCTGTAGGAACCGTTGGCGTCCGCAGGATCGGGCCCACCGAGCCACAGGGCGATGGCCTTGGCCAGCTCCCACGGATGCGCGCCCATCTCGTTCGACGTCGCTCGGATGTCGAGGCAGTCGCCCTTCCAGTCTTTGCCAAGTGCCAGCGTACCGGCTTCGAGGTCAACGAACAGTGTGCTCTTCGCGTCCAGCGTGCGAGCTTGGTAGGTTTTACCAACGCCGGCAGGGCCGAACACAACCGCTTTCACGCAGTCCGAGGTGCGCTTGAGGCGCTCGTCTGCTTTAATGATTTTGAGCATTACTTGAAGGAGATACGGGGTTCGCTGAACTTGGTGGTGCGTGCTTCCATAACGCGGCGCAGAACGTCCTCGTTGCCGATGCGCTCGATGGTCTTTGCAGCCACCGAGAGCTTGGCGTTGATGAGCTCACGCGCATCCGCCAGAGGCAATGACTCGTACAAGGACTGCAACTTCCCCTGATCCCAGAGGTATGTCGCCTTCACCTCGTACTTCAGTTTCACGCCGTCAATCTCGGTGGATAGTTCACCGTAACCGCGTCCGCTTTCCTTCAGTAGGTTCTGAAGATTGGCCCCATGCTCTTGCATGATGGCTTCCTCCAGCGTCTTTATCTCATCTTCAAGGACGGAGATTTTGGTTAGCCGTTTGGCTATCTCGTCCCTCATTTTTTTTAGGTTCATTTTCTAGTTCTCTTTTCAGTTTATGGCACACGTCTTCGAGTCGGAGCGACCAGCCTTCGTTGTGCGCCAACGCAACAAGCGCGGCGAACTTATCCAGCGGGATTTTCCGTCTGCGAACCCATGTTGATATTGTTCGCGGTTGCACAAGTACACCCGCCAACACCAACTTCTTCCAGAGCAGGTTCTTTCCCCCGAACCGGAAGACCATGTGCCTCGCATCGATTTGGTAGCTCATGGCGGGGATGAAGATGTACGCATTTTTTGCGTATCGCAACATCTTTTTTCATTTTGTCGCAAGACGCTTTCTCGCAACGTATTGGCCCATGGAACCAGTCTCTTTCGACACTCTCGTTCAGCGTTTCACCGGTGTTCACGGCATTCAGGCGGGTCTTCTTGTCCTTGCGCCCAAGGTGCATTCCGACTCGGGGCCGATTGCAACCATGGGCAGCGCAATGCCGCCTGACACCATTATTCCCAAGGGCGCAGGGATTTACGACGAGAACGGTATGCTCCCGAAGATTGAAGGCAAGGGGCTGGAGTTTATCGCTTACGCCTAGGCTCAAGAGCATTCTCGAACAGGGCGGCTTCAGCGTCTCTGCGGCGTTGTAAGCCTTTGGTATTCGGCCACAAACGCTTCATCGACCGGATGAGTTCCGGTACGTCATAGAACCGGCGGTCGCGCATCGCGTTCTGGATGCCAAGCATCTCGGACCGCCTGTCCCCAGCGAGGGCTGTGCCACGGTTGAACACCAGCGAGATAAGAGCGTCCCGCGCCTCGTCTGGCAGGTCTTCGGCCTGCGGGTAAATGCGCAGCATCCGCAGGTAAAACATGGGCAACGTGTTCTTCTGGAAGACATCAACGGCCTTCTGCCAAAGTACTACGACGGAACGCATTGTGGGCGAGGCGTGCAGGAGTTCACGGGCTGCGTTTGCCTTGACTCCGAGGGCGGCGGTGAGCGCAAGGTAATCGGACTCGGGGAGCAGTTCCTCCCACGCTTCCGAGAACTGTTGCGATGTGGCGTAGCCCAAGTCGTAGCCAATTCCAATCGTGACGCCGCTTTGCTCCCCAGGCCACGTCGGGCTCTGAAGGAACTTGCGGTAGTACTCCTCACCGCCGCCCACCTCGAAATCAATGATCAGCTTTAGACCCGCGTCTGAGATGTTCATTTGTGCTCGGTGAAGAACCGCTCAGAGATTTCGCTCACCTTCTTCCACAGCTCCTTCCGGTCGTCCTCGCACTCGCGGATCTTCTGTGAGAGATACCAGATAGCGATTGCCATCGCGCACGCCAGCGGTCCTTGAGCAACAAGTTGGTTCACCATGGGTTCAAACGAGATGTCGGCAATCACGGTTTTTCTTTCCTGAAGATGTTGATGGCTGAGTAAATGCTCACGCCGGCCGTGAGGATAGCGTCCGCTTGGTCAGGCGCAATCCTAACTCCGAAGACCGTGAGGAGGCTGATGATGCCGCGCCATGTGGATGGCTCCATTAAACGAGCGAGGATGTATTTCATGGGTGTGTGTGCTTTGCGATGAGTGCCACGGCAATTACCGCAGCGGTTGGGTAAACGAAGTCAGTGATGCCCTTAAGCGTCCACGCACGGGGCTGTAAACCGCCCCAGAATGGCATATTCGCACGCCGCCCACCGTAGTTGTGCTCGATGTTGCGATACTCGGCTTGGGCGTACTCCCGCCCCACGAAGTACGCCGACCCCACAGCCGCGCCTGTCCACCAGTTGCCAGTCACCATGGCGATGACGGACTGGATGGCGAGCGCGATGAGCGGGTGGGCGACGTGGTGCATGGGGTTAGCTTGCTTGGTTTGTCGAAAGCAAGGAGAGGCGAATCTCTACAGCGGCACCAATCCGATTTTCGACGTACAACCTTCCATCATTGTTGGCGCTGACTGTGATGCGGTTATCTGGCCCTGTTGTGCCAGTCAAAGGGCCTGTTTGCATATTGAAAAACGCATCTCCTGCATACTTATTGATTGCAGGTGAGCCTGCGCCTGATCCCTTATAGACCTTGAACCATCCAAGACCGTTTCCGTTTTGAGAGTTCGAGGCCAGAGTTACAAGACCGCAAAGGTACGCGCCAGCGTCATTCGGGTTGATGACGTAAACCGATGTTGCGGTGTCGTCTGCCAGCGAAAGCACTGGTGTGCTATTGAATCCAGCCTCGTCAACGTAGGAGAATCCGCGAGCGTACTTGATGAACTCGCCCGTGGAGTCAACTTGACGGTCAATGTCGTAACTGATTGCTGTTGCCTCTGTGACAAGTACGCCTCCCTCTGGAACCGGATTGCAGTAGAAGGCAACGATTCGCGTCAGCTTGGAGCGTTCAATCTTTATGCCGATACGACCACTGAGCACGCCAAATGCGTCAACAGCAAGATGGCCGAACGTCATCGAGTAGACACCCTGATTTGTTACTGCGCTTGGGCCGCCAATCTGAACTCCGATTGCGTTGTTTGCGGATATTGCAACACGCACATACCCTGGAAAGATGTTGTTATCGGTCCAGTTCACAAAGTTCAGCCCAAAAACTTTGCTGTCTTGAATGAAGACGCTTCCAAAGGTGTTAAGCGTTACAACCTGCGGTGTGGCATCGTATCCGGAAGTTACTCCGCCAGTCTCGATTCCGGTCCCGCAGGTTCCCTGAATATCGATGCTGCCGAAGACGCACTGAGTGACATTTCTTTTCGTCAACGCGCTCTCGCCACCTGTGCTGTCTGCGTAAATGGTTATGGCTTTGCTTGTGGTGCCGCTCATGTTGAGCGTTATGACATCAGCGTAGATGTTATGGGCACTGTGGATGGCAAGACCAACGCCAGTAAATGAAGCACCCACATCAAGACGCATTCCCTCCCATCGCACATTTTGCACGACCGTTGTTTGGTCGGTTTGCACGGCAACGCCATTGCGCGGACCTGTATAAATCAACTTTCCAGCAGGGCCGAAGCTTAAGCTGGAATTGTTCTTGAGCGTGATTGTAGACGCATGAGCGCAGGGAACATCAATAAGCACTGTTCCACCGCCATCGATTGCGGCTTGAATAGCCGCAGAATCGTCTGTAACGCCATTGCCAACAGCTCCGAACTGAATAACAGAGATAATCTCGTTCAGCTTGTCTGCGTTCTGAAATGCTTTGCTGCTCATAAGGTATATGATTACTGCCAAGGAAATGGCGTTATCTGCGGTTGGGTTGCTCCTGTTTTCTGAGCAACCATGTCCTCGTATTTCTTAACGTTACTGTACTCCTCTTCGTGAACGCCATCATCGAGCGCATCCTTTACCCACTGAATGACTTGTTCTTCGGTCGCGGCATCGAGCTGCGTGAATGAATCAACGTCTGGCGGCAGTAAGTTGGTATCTGACTCAATGGTTGATGTCCCGTCTGACACCGAAAACGAAGCGTTTACAACTGTCCCAGCAACCGGCGTGTCGAGCGTTTTAATCTGCGTGATTTTCCAGTTCATTTTGCTTCGGATGCTGATTGCTTCAGGTTCTCAAGGTCAGCCTTTAGCTTTTCAATAAGCGCAGCTTGCTCAATGTTGGCGAGCAAGAGTTGACCGAGTTGTTCGACTAGCATTTTCCGTGGATCCATAGTGTTAAGCGATGATTGCGAGCTTGCGTTGTGTTCCTGCTGCATCTTTCACCAAGATGTATCCGGTGATGGGCGCATCAGCGTTTGCGACAAAAGTTCCGAAACGGACAAGCCCGGCACCTTTCGTTACAAAACGCATATCAACATCTGTGTCTGCTCCGCTTGCGGAAAGAATCGCGCTTCCAACACCAGAGTTCGTGCCATACGCATGAAGGTAGTTGACGGGCGCACTGTTGACTCCTCCAGCGCGGAACTCTTCGTTGGCCAGAGAGTTTTGAGATACGAAGCGGTGAGGTGTCGTTCCTTTGGTTTGGTAGAAAAGTCCGACGTTTGTGTCAGATCCAGCAGCAGCAATGACCGGATAAGATCCAGCACTTGAATTAAAAAATTGAAAATAATTTGCTGGAGTTGCATTTGTAAAAAATGCAGCACAAACACCTGAATATCCATAAATGCCAACGTATCCATCTTGCGCTGCAATAGTCAGATTTTGCGAGTTGTTTGTGGCGTCACTGCGGATTGTAAAACCAAAAAAGTTTGATGGCGTCCTCCATAAAAGTTGATGGCCTTTAGCCATTTCGATAGCAGTGCCAGTGCCCGTGATTCCGTCCGTTCCAGTAATGCCATCTGATCGGAACAAAATTCCTTTGTTCCATGTGCTCCCGTTCTTGCCGATAGCAATTGCAGTGTTACTTGGATTGGTTGGAGTTCCTCCGTAAGATGGGTCGCCTCCAGCAGCTAGCCAAATACCGTATGTTCCAGTTGTAAAAACGTATGGAGTGCTGCTTCGATTTACTCCTTCAAGGTTTTTAACAGCAAGCTCAAGCCCAAACCCATAGCTTCCTTGAGTAAACTGCACGTCTGAATATAGACCCCACACGCTGCGACTGGCTTTATTTCCAATAGCAAATCCAGACACGCCGATTGATTCGGTTGGCTGTCCTACGGCGATATCGATGTTTGCGTTGGACACAAACCCTGTTACAGCCATCAGCCCGTTGTCTTGAGCAACAAAGAACGAGGAGTCGCGAGGTGCCCAATTGGCTCCCTGTGCTGATGTTGGAACAAATCCCCCCTGCGTGCCGGAAAAATTGCCAGTAAACGCAGCGCCGTCATTCACGAACAAACGGTCGCGAACACGGTTCATGTTGGCTCCAGCACCAACATCAGGCCAGTACCCACGCTCTTGAATGGCCGCTGTTCCAGCACCTGTCCAAGACACCTGAGAAGCGATGTCCCAGTAGCCTGTCACATTCGTTGTCAGGCTGTAGCTGCCAGAAGGCACATATACTTGCAGGCCTGTAGCTGCCGCCGCTGTAAACGCCGCCGTGTCATCCGTGACTCCATCCCCAACCGCCCCGAAATCCTTCACGCTGACGGTCTCAGACAGCTTCGCTTCGACGTTGGTGAAGACCGAGTCAACCGCAGGCAGCTTGTAGGTGACGTCCTGCGCGTCAACGCTGGCTGCGCTGTCGTAGTTGTAGCCGATGTCGAACACGAACTCGTCCCCGTTGTCGGCGCCAGCCGTCAGGGTAATCTGGCTGTAGCCGGTCTCGGAGTAGTCTTGACCGGCGATGAGCCGCAGGCCGTTGCGGTAGACGAACAGGTTGTTCGTCCCAGGGATGTAGGTGCGGCTGAGGTTGAACACCGTCTGCCCCGAGATGGCGGTGATGACCTGCTGGTAGGTGCTGCCGGCGCTTGTGCTGGGGTCGCGGTAGTTGAGGTCAGAGAAGACCAGTGCGCCCTTGTTGTTGGTGACGCGCAGTGAGTAAGTGACGAAAGCCGTGTAGATGCGCCCTGGGGAGCCGTTGCGCGAGAGGTAGCCGTTGATGGTGCGGATGGGCTGCGCGGCTGGCTGCGTGAGGGCCTCGTCCCAGTAGACCGGTATCGGGTCGGTGACAGGGTTCAGGTTGGCGGAGCCAACGTAGACGTAACCGTTGTTGAGCGGCGAGCCGTCGGTGTCGTTGAAGGACGGGAAAGGGGAGGTGATGATGTATGACATGGTGTGTTACTTTTCCTCTTCGGATTGCTTCTGGGCGTAGAACTTCAGGTAGGGACGCAGCTTCGCGATGCTATCAGGTGTTTGTCCCCTGAGAAGTTCTGCTGCCAGTTTCGGGTCAGTTTGTGCTTCAACGAGGATTTTAAGAGCAATGTCCGATGGATCACCACGGTAGCCAAAGCGAATGAGCTGGCTGATGTTGCTCATGATTTTGGTTGCGGTTCCAAGCTTTGCGTCAACGCCGGTAGCAATGCGTTGCAGTGCCCCTAGAGAGTTGTTCTCGTTGATGCTGGTCAGCTTGTCCTTGATGGCCGTGCGCAAGGCTGTTTGGGACTGCCCTTGGGTCGTTCTGCCTGAACGAGCGAGCAGTTCGTACTGCTTGCGAATGATGTCCAAGGCTTTCATCTCTTTCGAGTCCTTGCCGTACACCTTCTCAAGAACAGACCGCCGAGTCGATCCTTTCGTAAGGAACTGGTTCATCATGCCAAAGAGCGCAGAGAACTCTTCTGGATTGATTGGGCCAGCTTGGTTCAGCGTTGTCTCGACTCTGGAATTAGACCGCAACTCAGAGTTTATGTATTTGCTCAAGGCGTTTTTGAATCCTTGTGTGGCTTGCGCATTCCCACGCAAAGAAGACATCACTTCGGAAACCGTATTGACCGGATCGCCAGAATCGAACACAGCCTGTACCGCCTTTTCCGAGTCTCTTCCGAGGATTTTGTTTGCCGACAAACCCTCGATTCTCTCCTTCTCTGTTCTGTATGCCTCCTTCGCCTGCTGCTTTTTCTCTTTCTCAACAACAAGTTCACGCTGCCTCGCAGAAGTCTCTTTCGCGGTAAGTTCTGAGCGCGTTTCCTGAACCGCCTCAAGCGCACGCCCCCTTGCCGCCTTCGCTGACTCAACGCCTGCTTCTGCTGCACGCATCCCTGCCTGAGCATTCTCAACCGCAGCCATTGCAGATGGGAACACACTGGCGAAGTCGCGGTTCTCTTGTTTCATGGCCCAGTTGTCCATGCTCTTTGCGGTAGGCGCAGAGCCGACTTCTTCTGAGAACTTGTCAACAAACCAATCGTCAATGGCTTTCTGTGAAGCAGCATCTCCTTTTATGGACTCCTTTAGCTGCCTCAGACTTTCAACGTCACGCGTGTAAGCGTTGATGGTTTTGCTTGTCGCAGTCTTCTTGTATGCAGGGCTTGCAATAACACCGGAAGCAGGGCCGTCGATGTACTTGCGAGCATAATCGAAGTAGAGCCTGTTCGCCTCGGCAAACAACGGTGACGCGTTCCCAGCAGTCTCCAAATCAGCCTTGAGCGCATCCTTGACGAGTCCAAGCCAGTGTTGGTAGGTGCGGTTGTCTGTGTCGGACAGTTCCCCAGCAACATTCCGGTAATCGGAATCAATGTTTTCGACTCTGTTGACCTGATTCTTTTTGGGCCTTCTTATCAGGTCTCGAATCATCCTGTTGAGGTGTTCTGGGATGCTGCCTCGACCGGCTTCTTTTTGAACCTGCTTTAAAGCTTCAATGGTGTTCGTGTAATTAACAGCCAACTCCCCTGTTTCCTCACGTGCCTTCGCGTAAGCTTCATCGTGTAAAGCTTTGTCCTCTTTTGCGTTTTTCTGCAATGTCTCCTCGACGGTTACGCTCAAGTCAGACCTAGACCGGCCTTTTTGCGCTTGGGCGAACTGCTGTCCAGCTTGAGTAAGTTTGGCTGCGCTTGCCTCAAGAGCAGCGTCAGCGGCAATAAGACCTTTTTGAGCGGCATCTTTGTTTTTCGTGGCCTCTGCGATTGCTTCATTTAAATCATCTACCGCCTTGCGGTTTCCCCTCTCGATTGCGGTTTCTCTTGCTGCCTTAGCAGCCTCCAGAAGCCTGTCATGCTGCGCTTGGATGGCCGATTGCGCAGCCTTGATGTCAGCGGTGCCTTGCGGGGCCAGCGTAGCCCCAAGATCGGATGCAATAGCGGCGCGTGTGTCCTGCCTGATTTGACGCAACCCGGCGTCTGTAGTCATCAGGGCTTCCTGCAAGCCAAGCAGTCCCTCGTTACCGGTAATGTCACCCATGAACAGGCGCGCCCCAGGCGATGTGGGGACGACCTGCTCGATTTGTACCGCAACCTGTTCTGGAGTGCTCTGCGGAGTCGTGCTGAACCCCTGCATGGTCTTCTCGGCACTTCTTCTCGCGGCAAGCTCCGTGCGTTGCTCGCGCGGCATCATCATTGCCGTTCCCAACTTTGTTGGGCGAGTGATAGCGCCCATGATGGCTCCTTCAGCCATCTCCTGAGCCGTTGGAAGCCTGCCTTCCATGCCTGCCGCCGCAAACGATGCTCCAGCCCCAATAGCGCCTTCTCTAAGGGCCATATTACGTGCGGCTGCGACAGCGGCTTGAGAACCCATGCCGGCTATTGCGCCGATGCGAGAAGGCGATGGGACGCCGGTGGCAAGACCTGGCGCAAACTCACCAGCCGCTCTCGCGTACCGCGTTGCAGCAGCAGCTTCGTCAAACCGGCGTTGAGCCAAGTCCGCCTCGCTTGGCGGAAGTATTGACTGTTGAAGCTCTGCACCGAGCTTTGCGCCAGCCACTCCACCAGCAATGCCAACAACTGGATTCGCAGTCATTGTTCCGGCAGCAAACCCACCCAAAGCTCCACCGATTGCGGGAAGAATCTGCTCTGACGCGCCTCTTGCAGCAGCTCCAAGCACACTTGGCTCCATCTCCTGCTTGTACTTCTCCCACGCGCCGGCAAGCGTCGGTGACTGCTGCGGGTCGAAGGATGAGTTTAGGTCGATGGCGCCCTGAGAGACGAGTTGGTTGAAGTAGTCCCTTGTTGACCTTGTTTTTGCCGATTCCTTGAATGCGGCGACCTCAGCCTGAGTAGGAGCCTCACCGGTCTGAGCCTGCCTGAGTTCAGCGATGAGTTCCGGTGGTACGCCTCGGTTAAGGCTGGCTTCTTCACGGGCCTGCCTGCCCATGAACGGCTGCGGTTTAAGCTCCCCTGGGGGTTGCTCGAAAGGCGACTCAGCACCTTGAGTTGGTTGTTTTTGAGGAACAACGTCCTTAAGTTTTTCGTAAATGCTTGGAATCTCTTCAGGAGAGTTTGCCTGAACGTCAACCTTGTTCCCGTTAATCTCGATACGGTAAGTTGGCATTATTCAACAATTTGAAATTTTATCCCGTTGATTTCCTGCATTTTGCCAGGCTTTCCAAAATCAGGAGGAGGCCCTTTCTGAACCTCCCTTGAAGCTCTGGCTCGCTCTGCGTCATTCTGCGCATCAATGGAGTCTGCACCGTAGAACTTCCTCGTTCCCAAATCAGCAATAAGCCGTTTTCTGAAATCAGAGAAGGTATCTCCTTTCTTCACATTCAGGTCGCCGATTGACGTTTCCTGTTTTGCGGCACCAAGTGTTCCGAACTTTGATATCCAGTTCGATCTTGCTTCTTCTAACTTTGACGACCTTGCAGCTCCGTTTGACAGAGCCGTTAGGTATTCGATGAGCTTGTCGGGGTTTCCATATACACTTGGAACCGATTCAAGTGCTGTCCTTGTTTCTCGATCCGAAAACGATCCGCGAGTTACTTCCTTGAATCTTGCAAGTGCATCTTGCTTAAACAAAGCCTGCGTTGCTTGTATTGCAGCAGAAACCTCATCTTGATTTCCAAATATGCCCTTTGCGCCCTCCTTGATTCTCGCCCCTAATCCACCACCAAGTTTTTGGCGTAAGTTTTCGAGGGATTTTGCGATTGAGTTGGCCCTGTCAGATAAATCAGCAAATGTCGCCGAGTTATCATCGCTTTCTTTCATAAACTTCTGAAGACCCATTGGAAGCTCTTTAACGTCCACTCCTCCATCCATCTTCTGCTTTCTTTCAGCAATTTTTGTTTCAGTCTCACTAAACTTGAACGCACTATCTGCCAATTCACGGAACTGCTTGGCAGCTTGTGGGTCTACCGAGTTTGCTAAAGATTCGATGTCAAGAAACCAAGATGTTTTATCGAGAAGACCTTGCTTATCAGCATTCTTCGCATCTTTTAGCTTCTCTTGAAGCATACCGCCTAACTCTTGTGTCTGAGGATTTCCAGACAATGCAGTTGCGTAGTCTTCAAGCTTCTTGAGTGCAGTCTGGTTGTCTCCTTTAAGACCAGCAGACCCAATGCTCATCACCTGTTGAACAAAACCAGCTCTTATTGGATCGGGAGCTGAAGAAAACGCCCTCTGGAACATTTGCGCTCGTTCAGGAGAAAGCATCAAGGACGTCGTCATGGCATCCTTCATTGCCTGAATGTCTTCTTGAGACTTAGGGCCACCTTGCTGAATGATTGGGCCTACCCTTGATGCCATGTTTGCCTGAGCAACTTCTGGAAACTTTGCCACAAACCCAGGGCTTGCATATGGCATCAGCTTTGCAATTTCTGCTGGGCTTTTGCCTTCAGAGATTGCAATCGCAAGATTCCTGTCTGCCTCCTGTTGTTTTGTGAACTCTCCAAACCTTGCTTCTTCTCGGGACGCCGCAGCCGCGCTCTGAGACATCTGCTGTTGAGTAGAAGCAAGGTTTGCCTGCGCCTGTTGAACTTGCAAAGGAGCAAGTTGCTGCATCAAAGCTGACCTGTCTTGGGCCTCAACAATGTTCTGCAACGCTCCAATTTTCTGCATCATGCCAGCACCAAACCCTGTTGGTTGCGGTATGTTTATCGAGTAATCAAATTTAGAGGCCATACGCTTTTAGAACAATCCGAACATCTTTTGCTGAGGCATACCTCTCATTTCACGAACGAAGTTTTGTGCCCCGAATGTCTGTGCGTAATCACCAAGAGCGCCAACAGCACCCATGAGACCTTGGTTTTGAGCGTTTGCTGCGCCAATGATTCCAGCCGCTCCAGCAGCGCCTCTATCCGAGTAGAGACCGGCGATTGCATTGCCTGCTGATGTTGCCGCAGCCCCGGTTCCAGCGGCTGAAGCTTGACCGATGTTGAGCAGGCTTTGCGCTGCTGTTTGACCGACGTTGGTCAATCCCCCAAGTCGCGCATACGTTTGATCGATGAGCGAGTTGAGAAGCTGCGGACGGAAACGCGCAATCGCGCTTTGCGTGTCATCAGCTCCCCTTCGACCGGTGGCAGATGCGGTTGCGAGCAAACCGGCCTCCCCTTGACGAGCGAGCTCTTGGAACAGTGGCCCCTGCTCAATCTGCTGGATGGCTTGGCGCTGTTGCTCCATGCCCATCTGCTCGTACTGCTTGTCCTCAAGGACTGGTTTAAGGAGAGCCTGCTGTTGATTATACCCCTGCGTTTCGATGTCTCGAATGCCCTTATCTGTGGCAAGCTGGAAGTTGGAAATAAGGTCTTCACGAGCTTGTTTGATTGCCGTTTTGCCCTTTTGCCCTTCTGCAAGAGTTGGTTTTTTGTACGCTGCTGACTTCTTAAAGAGCTCTAGTTCCTGCTTTCTATTGCGCTCGTACTCATCAATGTTTTGCTCAGTGATGTCAGATAACTGCCTGTAATCTGTCCCCTGATATACATTGAAGAGTGCCTGTTGGCGTGCTTGTTCGCCGCCGAGACCAACAAGCCGTTGCATCTGCTGAATCGCCCCTGGGCCAGCCGCGATGTACGGCTGCGTCAAATCAGGCCGTCCAGCCGAGACGTATGGAGCAAGGATTTTTTGAACAAAATCAAACTGACGCCTTTGCTCTTCAATGCCTTGGTCAATGCCTTTTTGCTGAGCTTTTGCTGCTTCGCTGGCAGCCTTAGCAGAACGTCTTCCAGAATAAATTGATGCTCCTCCCGCTAATGCAAGTGTTCCTGTCACTGGGTCTGGCATAGAAACTCCTTTCTGTAATCTTCAAATGTTTCGCCGTAAAACTTCATTACTTTCTCGGCGTTTTGGGTTGCGAACTCAATGCCATGGCAGACGTGAGTCACGAACAGAATAAGGTCATAGAACCCTGCTCTCCAAGCGTAGGACATCTCTGTTGCTCTTCCGGCTCGCTCGGCTTGATCAGATGCCTGCCATTTCAAGAACAGGTTTACCATTACCGGAATCAACAACGCCGAGTTTATGGAGTAGAACCGGTTTAGCGGCATTGCCACCATCGTGTTCCAGATACACCGGTCGAGTTCTTTGCGCGGCACTTCATCTCCATCTGCAACGTCATCGAACACCTGCATCACTTGCCAAAACGACATCAACCAGTCCTGTGCGTCCTCGGGAAGAAGAAGCACCTCTGCAAACAGACACCGGAATGATTCTTCAGCGGAAGTCATCTCTACGTCACTTCCCTCCCAGAAGCCATGATGGTCAGCGAGGTCGCTGCGCTTGCGTTTGTGGAGATGATGCCACCGGACTCAAGAACCTGCCCGACGAGCTCTGGGCAGGTGTAGGTCTCATTGGGCACAACGACCTTCGAGGAAAGAATCTTGTTGCTGTTTACGGCTGTGCCCGAGGGCGTAATCAGGTTCACCGTGATGGACGCATTCGCCGCAGAGGTGTTGGTCACCGTGAACTTGTCGATGATGCACTTGCAGTTCGACGCAAGGTACTGGGCTGTCGCAGCAGCCTCGGCCTGCTTGGGCGGGATGATGTTTTTGACGGTTACAGCCATTGTCAGGAGATGTTGTTGGTGACGCTTAAAATGACCGACGGAATGTCAGGCACCGGTGGGGCTGCGGTAAAGGCTTTGATCTCGATGTCCACGGTGTCCACGGACCACATGAGCTCAAAGTAATCTCCCGCGTTCATTCTATACACGAAGTTCCATGCCGCAACACTTTCTGCGTTGTTGCCCTGAATGCGGATTTGGGTGGCCGAGTTGGCTTGGTCAACGCCGTTGATTCGCGCCCACAAGTAGAACAGACCAACGCCTCCAGCGGTCTTGTCTAGCTGCATGGAGAACTGGAAATTGTAGATGCCCTCAGAATCAACGTAAATGCGGCTTGCAGGCGTTCCAGTGCTCACGCCGAAGCTGAGGTCGGTTGAGTTGAACGTGACCGCGTACGCCGTGTTTATGGCCGCTGCCGTCTGCGTTGTGGTGTCGTAGAAGGTTCCGTAACGGGGAGCCTTGCGTTGCTCCACCGGTGGGGCTTGCGAGAGCAGGGCGACCTGCTGGGCTAGTTCAGCAATCTGGTTAGCCTGCTGAGCAGGCGCTGTAGAAGCGAGCTCGATGACGCTGCGAAGGGCTTCAACCGTGTCAAGCGCCTGCTGTGCAGACGTCTGAGAGTTATACGAGTCAATGGTGTTGGCGTCGATGCTGGCTGGGACGTACTCGAAGAGTTGCTCGAAGGCGCGGATGAGGCGCTGGTCGGGCAGGAACTTGGCAAGGTCATTCCGGTTGGGCTTGATGGAGTTGGCCATTTACCACACAAGCGGCTCAAGCCGCGCCTCCAAGATTGCTACAGACAAGTGCGCGTCGCTTGTCCCGCGAAACCGGTACGTTCTCCAGTCGCCCATGCGACCGTTGCGCATCCACGTGAGGCGCTTGTTGCGATCCCCAATGCGCCCTGCGCTGATACCGCGCTCCTGCGAGTAGGTAATGCCGTCCGCTGAGTAGCTCGCGAAGATGGTGGGGTTCACGCCCAAGGCAACCCGCCCCGTCAGTGCGACAAGCTCAAGCTCATGGAAGATGGCGCCCTTGCCTTCGTTGTAGAAGATTTGGGTCTCGAACTGCCACCCGACGCGCTCGCCCCACAGCGAGGAGACGTCGTACACCGCATAGCCCAAGTTGGGAGCTGACGTGTCGCCGCAAATCCACTTGTCGTAGGCGTTGATGAAGTTGCGTGCGCGGTAGCTGTTGTTGCCGTAAAGACCGTCTGCCAGCGTGAACCAGATGGCCTGCTCGGCAATCTGAGAGGCCGAGCCGTCGTACACTAGCGTGTGGTCTGGAAGGTGGATGTAGAGATGGTTAAGTCCGTTGTAGACCCGTGCCTCACAGATAGTCGAAGCCAGAGCAGTTTCAGTGTAAGTTGCCAGAATCTGGTCAATCTCACGGGTAGAGATTTTGACGGTGTTGGCTCCTGACGCCAACCACACCGAGATGCCCTCGTTTCTCCCGCCTCCGACGAAAGCCACAGAATCCAGATATACGCAGCAGGAGTACGTTCCGACTCCACCCCGTTGTATCTGGGCTCCTTCGATGCGTGCGAACGGGAAGGAAAGAATGTCCCCTCCGACGTTGTTGAAGAGCTCGATGGTGTGTCGGTTAATCGCATAGACCTCGTTCCGAAACTTCTGGATGGACGTGATGGGATCGGGGTCAGCCTCGGACGTTGCCTTGGCCTGAACGATGGTCGGGTTCACCAAGTTCGTCGTAGCGATGAAGAACCCGTCCGTTAAGAAGAAGTAGCCGTCCACCCAGCAGAAGTCCGTTATTGGCCCCATGGCGGGGTCAGGCGTCAGGCTGGTGAGCGTGGAACCGTTCCAGTAGTACAGCGTGCCGCTGGAGAGAATGGCGAGCAGGGTTTCTGAGTAGTCAAGTGTTACTTGACCACTGCCGCCGACGTCCGCAAGAACCACCACGTTCCCAAGCGAGCTTACCGAGACGAGCTTGGTGCCCATCACGCGGTAGAGAACACCGTTCCACTCGATGCCGCCTCGGTCTACCCCAGGGCCTACCGCGAAGTGTTTGATGCCGTCAGCAGGGCGCAGATACCCGTTGCTCAAGCCCGAGGGCTGGATGACCGGTATCAGGTTACGCGGGTAGCTGCGGCGGAAGTCGCCGGCTGCGTCCGTGTAGATGCCGCTGAGGAGTGGGACTTGCATTACTTCTTCTTGGCGGTCTTCGCAGATGCTTTGAACGCTGCCGCAGTCGGCGCTCCCTTGGAGCCTGGCTTGCGCATCTTCTCCTTGCTACCGGCTTCGATGCGTTCGCGTTTGGCGTGGATGTTGGCGTATAGTCCTTTTTTCATTTGCAGTTCCAGCGTTTGAGTGAAGCAGCTTTGCGTGTTGGGCGCCCCTTCTCGTCCTTCATTGGCCCCGGCATCCCGCTCATGCGAGCGCAGAACGAGCGCCGACGCGCAGCGTCTTTTTCGGTCTTTGGGTTGGGTGCCGGCGCCTTAAGGTTGCTGCCCGTCTCGCGGTTGTACTTGGCGCGGCCCTTGGCAGTGAGTCCTGCTCCCTGAGATACAGGGAGCTTCTCACCGCGGCTGACCGATAGGTTGACTTGCTTCTTAGGCATCTTCAGGAGGAGGTGCAAAGGTTCCGTCTGGTTGTTGAATCCAGCCAATGTCACACGGGATATCAGTGACATTTACCAAGCTGGTTCCAGCGGGAGGTGTGTAGGGGGCAACGCCATCCCAACGGATGATATTCAGCACAACTTTTGTGAGGTCGTCTACAATAGCGTATCTCATAATTAGAAGTAGGTTGTGACCACAACGATGCCGTCTGCTCCATTGCCGCCTGCGCCAGAGTTTCCGACGTTATCAAGGCCCGCACCGCCACCACCACCTGCGCCACCATAAGTCCCACCATTGCCTCCAGCACCAGCGTTCCCAGTAACACTAGATCCTCCACCTGCACCTCCGCTGCCAGCAATAGGAAAGTTTGCGGTAACATTTGGAGCGGTTCCTCCGTTGCCGCCAATAACGCCGCCTGTAGCGGTTCCTCCACTTAAAAAACTTCCAAGTGCAGTTCCTCCGTTGCCGCCTACAAACCCAACTGTCGCAGACGTAGGTAATCCTCCTCCAGCACCACCGCCTGCTGCAGCTACAGAAATATTTGCTCCACCCAATCCTGCTCCCGCCCCACCTGCGCCGCCGTTTCCACCCTGAAACATTGCACGCGCACTTGACGAGCTTCCTGCTGAGCCTGATGCGGTAGTTGCTGCGCCTGCGCCGCCACCGCCTTGCGTCTGAACCAAAGTGCCAAAAGATGAATTGCCTCCAACTCCACCTCCATTGCCATTCGTGCTGTTGATGCTCACAGAGGCTCCACCAATGCCTCCGCTGCCAACAGTAACAGTTTCAGTTGCACCAAGTAATGTGGCTGAAATGTTGCGGGCGGAATACGATCCACCGCCACCTCCTCCTCCGCCTGATGCTTGAGATCCAACGCCAGCCTTGCGACCAGATCCTCCACCTCCACCAGCAGAAATCACAATCACATCAACTGCCTTGGCATTCGCCGGTTTTGTCCATGTGCCACTGGAAGTGAACACCTGCACGTCCGTTGGGGTTGCGCTGCCGCCAGAAGATGCAATGGTGATAGCTCCGTTGCCGTTCGTGATGGTGACATTGCTACCTGCCGTCAGCGTTGCCTTTGTAAGCCCGCCTGCGGCGTTGCCGATGAGCAGCTGCCCATTGGAGTAGGTGGTTTCCCCTGTGCCGCCGTTGGCTTCCAAGACCGTTCCGGTTACGTTCGATGCTGTACCGGTGGTGTTCTGGTTCAGCGTTGGCACGTCAGCAGCTTGGATTGCGCTCATCACCACGTCGGCGCCATTCCCGCGAAGGTACTGGCCGGAAGTCGTTGCGCCCGCAAGATTGTCCATCGCGGCCTGCCTTGAAGCAGACTGCATGAAGGAGTCGATGTCCGTTGAAACTGTAAGGTCAGGCATATGCTTTAGGGTCTGATGTAGCGGTCAACGCCGCCGGGTCGGCGATAGTAGTTCGTTCCGCCACCGGGGCGGAGGTAGTAAGACGCAGCGGGCGGCGGCCCCGGAGGGGTCACCGTCGGGCCTGCTGGCGTCTTGGAGCGCCGTCTGGATAGATATCGAATCACAGCCCAGCGCCGCAGATGAAGTTCACTGTCGTGCCAGATGGCGAGATGAGCGCTATCTTGTCGTCATCTTGGAACTTGCCAAGGGATACTTGGCTGTTTGGCATGACGATGTAATCAGCGGTCGTTGCTGTCACCGTCCCCTGCCCGATACGCACGAACACGGGGTTAGTGGAACCGGTGTTGGTCACGCAGATGCTGCGCGTGCCGGTGCGGATGGTGTACTGGGCGGACGT